GCCGCCTATCTGATCCCACGCTCCCTCACTGTACCCCTCAAACTGGTTTTCAGTGCTGTTATATCTAAACATACCTGCCGCCCCCGTAGGACGTTGCGCGGTAGTCCCTGTGGGTACATGAACGGCATCCGTAGCCGAACCAACGTCAAGCGATACTGCTGGGGTAGCGTCTAATATGCCAACCCGATTATTGCTGTTGTCTACCTTTAGCGTATTTGTATCTACCGTCAAGGCATTACTTACCACTAAGTCGGTAATGGTTAGGGCCGCAACGGTATTTCCTGACTCAATCTTATCCGTGTTTAGATTGGTAAAGTTCGCATCTAGCTCATTATTTGTTAGCGGCGATCCTTTACCTGATCTTGTGACTATAGTAGCCATAAATTCCCTATGATGCTGTAACCGTTATCGTCCAAGTGACGTTAAGACTATCATTAGCGCCTTTAGTAATACTGGAGAATACGGAACGACAAAGCATTGTGCCGCTAGTTGAAGCGTTAAATATACCCGCCTCCGTTATCGTTCCTGTGGCGTCACCAGCCTCAAACGTGCAAACATAGGCCACGCTTGAGCCTGTAACCGTTGAGCTATCAAGAGCTTCTCTGCTTCCTAGCAAACTTATTAAATCTGTTTGACCCGCCGCCGCCGCCGTAGAGCTAGAGCCTAAACCCATGTGCGACATAACCGCCTCACTGGTTCCCACCAGCCTATCCAATATCGCATTCAGGCCCGTATTAACGATTAAATTCTTTTCTTTACGGCGTTCTTTTACCTTGCCGCTTTTATCTTTCAGGACTATTTCAAGCTGTCCCTTTAAACTAGCACCGTCCTTAAATGCCATTATTAGCTACTCCTAAAATGTTGTTTGCGTTCCGATAAAGTCTTGCCCGAAATAATCCGGCCCCGCATAATTCTGAGCTAAAATAACGCCGCTGTCACTAAATCCCGAAGAATCAGCAAGCGCTTTCCCTACACTAAAAACCGGCGTATCAGTAAACCCGCCTGAGTTTGAGAGCAATCTAGCGGGGACAAGAACCGGCTCACCCGCAAAGTTTGCGGAGTCTGATAATACTTTCGTGACCGTGAATGTAGGGCTGTCAGTAAAAGATGGGTTTTCTACTAAGCCCAACTCTTTAATAAAACGGCCTACTTTGACCGCCATCGCCAAGCCTTTAGAAGTAGTGGCCGATATGAGCCGCTTCGCTACCGTGACGATTTGAAGGTTGCCAGTACTCATTAGAAATCGGCCCTCACGGTGAAGTTGATTACTTCAAAAACCGTTTCAACCGAGCCATCAGCAAAAGTAACTTCTATTTCTCCCTCGTAAGCGCCAGCCGCTACGTTTAGATCACCTGAACCGAAAGTGAAAACAACTATTCCAATCGCCAGATCTCCGGCGGCTCCAGTAAGGGTAGCTAAGACAGTCGTTGTTTCTGCGGCTCTGAACTTGAGCCTAGTGGTAGCAGAAGCGAGGTTAACCGCCGCCCCTGTATCTTCTCTCGTTACGGTAACTTGAACTTGAGGGCTGGTATCGTCTTTGACAAGTAAAACATTCGCCATATCGCCCTCACATTAAATGATTTAAAATATTCGTGGCTATTAATATCCCATACAAGCCCCAAACCATATTTTCTAGCCTGTTAAACCTTGCTTGCCCTGCCTCCAATCGTTCTTCAATACGCTTATATCTTTCTGCGCATTCTCTTTCATGCGCTCGTATCTCAGCGTCAACGCTGGCGGCTGTTGGCTTCATTAGTCAGACTTTTTCGCCTTTGCTTTAGAAGCGGCTTTTTTCTTAGGCTTGGGCTTCGGCGCTTCTTCAGCAACTTCCACTTTCGCCTCTAGGTTCACCGTTTCTTTAGGCTCAACCACTTTTATTTCCATAGCCCATCCGTTTTCTACGAATAAAGCCATCAAGTCTTTTTGCCAAGGCTCCGAGGCGTCAACTACTTCGTCAAGCTCATATAAGCGAGTCAGCGAACCTAGCTCATTAGCGCTTCCGGCTTTCGGCACCGTTATTTTATATTTCATAATCAGCCTCACAATAAAAGGGGGGGTTTTACGCCCCCCTTAGAGTCTTGTTATCGGATAGTTATTGAATCCGTATCCGAGTTGTGACGCGGTGTACCCAATATCACCTGTGCGGCGATAGGGGTTCCATTAGAGTGAGTGCCCGTAAAATCGGCCTTCACCCGAATATAACGAGAGCCGCCCACATATCCAATCGTGGATATTTGAGGGGTTTCTGCGTTAGCGTCCAAAGTGCTGAAGATTCCGCTACCATCTACCGCGCCATCAGTTACCGAGGTGTTGCTAGTAACAGCGGTGTAAGTAGAATCGTCGCTAGATTCTTCAAGTATGAAGTCTATCTTAACAGTTGAACTCAGCGTATCGCCTTCAACGCCAGTGGGAACAACTACCATTGCAGATTCATAACCCTGCAAATCAATACCTGTTCCATTAGTGTCTGAAGTTCCTGTCACTGGGACAATGCTGTTTAGGACTTTTAAACTATTGGCTAAATCTTGCATTAATTAGTCCTCCTTATGCTGAGACTTTCTGTTTACGGATGGCCTCGGCAAGTACAACCTGACCGCCTACCCTACGCCTTGCGACATAGCGAACATTTCCAGCGGTTGCCTGAGTGAAGTTGTCGCGCTGAACGCTTAAACCTACCCTGTCAACGATTGTGTATGCTTGCGAGAAATCCCCGAAAACGATTGGGAAAGCGTTTGCCGCTATATCGGGCATATCGGTAGCCTCAATATAAGGTGATCCCAAGATGGTGTTTGGAACTCCAGAGGTGAGCATCATTCCGGCTTGGAATACATACTGACCAGCGGTGTCCTTCAGTTTACGAATAGCCGCTAGAGTAGAACGATTGAAAACAAAGGTTCCATTCTGCCCGTATTCGCTCTTGACGGCGTGAACAAGACTTATTAAGCCGTCAGCCTGCAAAGCGGCTCCGGCTCCAGAAACAGTTTCGCCTACATCGCTGTTAGTTAAAATGCCTTCAGGCTGATTAATGGATGACCCGCTAATGAAAGCCGCGCCTTCGCCTTTAGCGAACTGAGTAGCGAATTCGCTCTGCATTTCGGCCTCTAGGTCAAACACGGAATCTTCAAGCATCTGGTTAGAAATATCTACCAACGCATAAAGCTCATGCGTGGGTATCTCTTCCATACCTACCCTGTAGCCGGTAGTTTCAGACCGCGTTCCAACTTCCGCCGTCCACTGAGCCGTAAATTGTCCTGTCCTCTTAGGTATCTGGATAGAACGCTGACCAGTAGAGCGAATTTTAGAAACAGATCGCAGTGGAGAAATTTCTGTAACCGCCTTGATTAACTCTCGGATGTACTCGGGGGGCGCTAAGAAACCAACCGTGGTATCATTTCCAACGGTGAGGGCTTTAAGCTCCTCTGGCTCCATGCCTTCCTTTCCCTTCCTAAGCAAAGTATCAAACGCTTTCATGGCTACGTCTATATCGCCCGTTTCCATTCCGGCTTGCGGTCTTTTAAGCATCGTTTCAAGATTTTCCAATCTCTCACCGATCTGCTCTTGGCTCTTGGCTTGCAAAGTCATCTGCTGGTTGAAATCTTCTAAGCTGTCCATTTTCGCGTCTAGCTTGGAAATTTTCTCATCCAGAAGTGGATCTTTGATACCTTTAAGAGCGTTTTCTAGCTTCTCATCATTGGCTTTTTTATATTCTTCAAAACCAACGGCGAGTTCATTGATGGTATCTTTAGTCTCCATCATCGGCCTCCTCGTAAGGTGTTAAGTAAATGTTGTATGGCGTCTGCCGTTTCATCTGTCTCTTTACATTCGCAACCTCTCGTTGCTTTATGAAAAGAATCGTGGATGGCTTTTGCCGCCACTTTCGCTTCTGAACGAGATAGTGCGAAAACGTCCCGCAATCCACTTTCCCATTCTCTGATTGAAATGTCTTGGCCCTTCACCGCTTGAATCTTAGCTCTAGGATTCATGGGAAAAGTAACCAAAGACACTTCCATCAATTCTACCTCTTTCAACATACGCCTTCTGTTGCGGCTGTCGTAAGATTGACCCTTGCTATCTACTCGGAAGCCGATTGATAACCCGTCTATGGCTCCCATCTTCAATAATTCGTAGGCTTCGCGCCCAGCTTGTGTTCCCAGAGCTAAACGCCCTTTGACGTACAAGCCTTTTTCATCCTCTCTTATTTCTTCAAACACGCCAATCGGCATATCAGTCTTATGCTGATAAAGTAATTTAACGCCCTTGGCTCCGGTTCTTCTAAGACTTTTAAGGAAAGCCCCTTGTAAAATAACGTCATTACCTAAGTCGGTGTTGTTAAATACCGATCCGTAACCCTCAAAGATGCCTTCTTTTTCATCATAATCGTGTTCTTTTATTTCTAACGGAACGGCTATCTGGCTTTTTACCGGCTTATATCCTCCCTCTTCTTCATCTTCATCGGGTCGCTTTACATCTTCGCCGGTGGCCTCAATATAATCCTCGTGCGTAGAGCAAGGCATGAATATAGTTTCGCCGTTTTCTTCGTGGGAGTGAATACCTGAACAGCCGATTTCTTGCGCTCTTGAAGCGGCTTCGGATTCGGTTGTGAATACGTCTGATCTTAGCTCTTCTTTAGATTCGCCAAGCTGATTGTTACATACCGCTAATCTTTGTGCGCTTCCGCTAAACTCTTCTCTCATTTTCGGGTCACCCATGCAACGTCTAATGAAGTTTTCGTCCGACTCGCCTGAGAAGGGTTTTGTTAAAGGCATCTGCTGACTCCTATAATATTATGTGTTTTTATAATCTACAAGTAAAAAAAACCTAATAAACTAGCGTATCTGTCGGAATATCCGGCGGATCTATCGTGATTGGCTTATTCTCTTCTATCGCTTGCTCTATGCGCTCCACCGTTGTAAGCCCTTCCTCATCCGACCAAAGCATCAGATTAGTCGGCGGGTACTCTCCGAATAGCTTTTTATATTTATCCGTTAATTCTAACTGGTAGTCAAGAATATCGTCCATATCAGCCATCTAGCACCTCATCCATTTTTTCTTCAAATATTTTTGTGATATTCGGGAACGCCTTTTTTACTTCGGGCCATTCGGGTTTATCTTTTAAATAATACATATTTGCCCAAACTTCTAGCTCTTTATAACCGCCTTTAGAATAATAAGAGCCGCCGTGACCCCAAACCCCTGTAAAACGATCTCTCAAGGAACCGTTAGAAGCCGCGTCAATCATATCCGAAAAAGATTTAGCATTTTCGCTCTTTACGGTAAAGTTGATCTCACTTGGATCCAGAGTATAAAGCCTCTTCATCCATTCTCTCATATTCTTCGCTTTGTTCTCGGCGTTTCTTACCCCGCCTTGAAGCCCAAGGTGTTTTTGATCTGCCCTAAATGCTTGTTTGAACTCTTTAGCCGAAGTGAACCAAGTCCTGCCTTCTAGTTCTCCTAAAACGTGATCTGTATGATGGCCGTATTCATGGGAGAACGTATGACCCTTAATGCCGGAATTTAACCTCTTCATAGTGGCAGGGTTCTGATAGTAATATTTGTCGCCCCATTCCGGCTCATAAAATCCCGCTATCTTTCCTTTTTCTTTTTTCTGGGTGATGGTTTTCGGCTTTCTTAGCTTGGCCGCTACCGCCAGCATTTTCGGGGATGTGGTATTTACGAAATGATCCAAATATTGTTTTTTGCTTATCGGGCTATTATCGGGGACTATTACATCATCAAAGTCTAAACCCTCTTGTTGCGGAATATCGGCCGCGTCATTCACTAAATCTTCTGGCTCATGATAAAGGGTTACGCAACGGCAGTTGATAACGTGTCTGGCTCCGCCCTTAGTATCTCCGCAAAATTTCATTCTAGCGCCATCCGGCATAGTAAAATCCTCATCCATCTGGGCTTTTACTCCGTTCATTAGGCGGTGATTATCTCTTGTTCTCCCGTCCGAGGTAGCCACCCACTGTTTTATCATCTGAACGCCGTAACTATCTGCGGCTTTTTCATGATAATCGTTGTGGGCATAACCGGCGGCGGAATGCGTTTCTGTCCTAGCAATCACGTTAGCCCTGCGGCGATTTATCTGGGCGAACTCTTTGGGAAGAATTCTTGATATTTGATCTAAGGTATTTTCCTCATCCCGCAAGTCTCTTATTTTATTTAATATTTGCCGAGCGGTGTTGTCGGTAATCCCTACCATCATATTTTCTCTAGTAAGGAAGTACCGAGAAACGCTCTGCTCAAAGTCATCCGAGCGGCGAAAGTCAAACGCATCGCCAAGCGCCTTTTTCCCTAGCTCTTGATACTTCTTAAAGTTATATTCATAGATCGTAGAATATACCCGCCTGACTTGGGCTTTTAGGGCCGCTCCTAGCTCCTCTTGAAATGATTGAGATATTACGCCGATCTGAGGAAGCTGTTGTTGCTTTAAAGGTTCAGTGGCTTTAGCGATAGCGCGGTTAAAAACGGTTAAGATTTTTTTCTGAAAACCTCTGGATAAGCCGTTGCGTATTCGGGCCTGTTCTCTCGCGTATTTTCTCGCGGCGATTCGGCCTTGACTAAACTGAACGAATTTACGCCCATTTATGGGTTTTTTTACCACCGTCATAGGCTACCGCGTGACCCTCTTGAATTAATGTCTTAGCGACATCCTCACCCTTAACGGTGTAGATATTAGCTAATATTCTCCCATATTTATCTTTCTTTCCGCCGCCCAAGGATTCTAGCCAGAATGATTTCCCTACTAACTCCTTGACCCTATCCCTTGCGGCTTTCGCTAAAACTTTTTCTTCTTTAGTAACGCCTTTTCCGCGCATTTCTGGGGTATCTATTCCGTTAACGCGAATAGCTTGGTTTAATAAGTTAATGCCGAAACATAAATCAATATCGGCTCTTAGGCTGTCTCCATCGTATACGCTCTTGACTTTACCTTTGAAAAGGAAAAGCTGTTCAAATCCATCTATCGCCATGAGGTCTAAATACTCCCTCTTTAATTTTTGACCGAATAGAATCATAAGTCTTTATATTCTTTTGGCTTGTCTATTAAAAATTGCGTTTCTAATATTTGCTGTTCCCGCTCCTGCTTGGCTTGATGTATTAAATCATCC